CCAGGACACCGTGTTCATCTCGGGCCGCGTGGAAGCTGTGAACAAGGCCGGCAAGAAGTCCGAAATGGCCTACCAGAAGGCCAAGATGTACAAGGAGCTGCAGCGCGACATCGAAAAGATGGTGGTGTCGAACAACCCCGCTGTCGTGGGCTCTGGCGCCGTGGCTGCTAAGTCGGGCGGCTTGGGCGTTCTGCTGTACACGAACGCGAACCACGGCGCAGGCGGCTCGACGGTGGCCCACACGTCCGGTGCTCCCACGACGGCGCCGACTGCCGGCACTGCGCGCGCGCTGACAGAGACCATCTACAAGACGACGCTGCAGACCACGTACACCACAGCCGGCAAGATCCCCCGCGATGTGTTCTTCTCGCCTGCCCACAAGGTCGTGGCATCCAGCTTCGTCGGCATCGCGCAGATCCGCCACGAGGCCAAGGGCGAAAGCCAGGGCACCATCGTGGGCGGCGCCGATGTGTACGTTTCCGACTTCGGCGCGGTGAACCACATGCCTCACTACATGATGGCTGGCGGCACCAACGTGTACGGCCTGGCTCTGTCCGAGCTGGACACGGTGTACCTTCGCTCGTTCCAGAGCAAGCCCCTGGGCCGCACGGGCGACAGCGACAAGGAGCAGATCCTGGTCGATGCCACGCTGCGTGTGAAGGCCGAGAAGGCTAACTTCAAGATCGCTGACCTGTCGGGCGGCTGATCCATCCAACTGAGCACAAAGGGCCCTTCGGGGCCCTTTTTCTTTGGAGTGAACATGAGCTTCGGCCACTTCCAGATTGATGAGGGTGTGAACCCGAACACCGGCGTGCGCACCATCTACCACTTCGAGGGTGATCAAGTGGTGGTGCAGAAGGTCTACGACGCTGAGCCGTACATCCTGCGCGCCAAGGAGATGCGTGCCCGCAATGAGGGCAAGCGTTGGGGAGAAGGCAAGGAGGTTGGCGTGCTGCCCCCCTGGGCCTACCACCAGATCAATGCCATCGAAGACGAGGGCGAGCGCACCAAGGCTACCAAAGCCTTCTTCCGCGCGAACCCAGCATTCCTGGCCTACGACGCATTTCTGCAATGAACTACGGCCAACTCAAGGCGGCCATTACCGCCTACACGCACAGGTCGGATGCCGCGGCGATGGTGGATGTGTTCATGCCCATCGCTGAGCAGCGCATCTACTTCGGCGAGAACAACTCGCCCGCGGTGCGCCTGTCCTCGATGCTGACCACCGTGACGCTGGCAAACGGCACGCGGCCGGTCGGTTTCATCGAAGCCAAGAAGGTGTTTGAACTGAACCGTCCTGAGTGCCCGCTCGAATTCCGGCCGATGGAGTTCATGGACCGTGAGTGCCGCGCGTTCTCGTGGGACGGCGAAATCCTGGTTCTGTCGCGCGACATGGCGTTCCCGATGCAGCTGACCTACTACGGTCAGTTCTCGACGCCGGCCCTGGACACGGACACAAACCCGATCCTCACCAAATTTCCCAACGTCTACCTCACATCGATCCTCGTTGAGTTCGCCCGCTGGGTGCGCGATGACGAGATGCTTGTGCGTGAGGCGGGCAACTATGCAAGCGCTGTTTCTTCTGCGCAATCTGCCGATCAACGAGCCCAGCATTCGGGCTCCATGCTTGTGATGAGGCCCAGGCCATGAGCGTAGAAACCGCCCTCTATCCGCCGCAGCTGAACACTGAGTGGCCGCGCCCTGCCGACATGGTTAGCGAAGGTGATGACCATCTCCGATTGCTGAAGACAGTTGAGAAAACTACGTGGCCTAATGTCTTTGGCGCGGTCAATGCCTCTGATGTTGAGCTGAACTACCTAGTCGGGCTGACTGGCGGAATTCAGACCCAGCTCAACGGCAAAGGCTCAATCACTGGGCAAAACTGGAGCGGTCCCCACGTCTTCAGTGGCTCCATCGCTGTTCCTACGTTGGCCCAGGGCACAAGCACCACGGGCGCGGCGTCCACGGCTTTCGTGCAAAACGAGTGGTCCACGCGGCTGCCGAACTACTCCGGGCCGATCACGGCGACCACGACCCAGCTCAACTACATGGTTGGGGTTACATCGTCTGTTCAAGGCCAGCTCAATGATCGCGGGCTGATCGCTGGCCAGACATGGACTGGAACGCATTCCTTCCCGAACACGACAACGGTTGGCCCGCTGACGCCAACAATTCAGAGCTACCTGGCAACGGCGACGAGCGACATTCAGGCCCAGATCAATGCCAAGGCTTCCAAGTCTGGCGAAATCTACACGGGTACGCACAACTTCACAGGGGCGACCGTCAACGTTGCGACAGCTGCAACAGGTTCAGCCGGAGGCGCTGCAGCAAGCCTAGATTTCGTGAACGCTACAGCCTTGTCCTCGGCTCTCCCCGGCCAGGCCGGCAACGCTGGCAAGGTCATCACGACGAACGGCACGAATGCGTCATGGTCCAACGTGCTGACTTCGTATTTGTCGGGGCCTGCTGGAGCCACAGGGGAGCAGTTTCCGCAAGCGCAGGAAGTAGTCCCGCGTGCGGCGGCTTATTACAGCACTGCGACGCCCATGTCTGCATCCCCGCCAGGGACCGTTGGCTTCTTCGAGTCCACGACCGGGGGCGGCACGGATTGGCCCATGCAGGGTAGCTTGACCGTGCATGGGTGGGTAGTGGAGACGTGGGATCGAGGTGGAGTCCGTACTGTGCAGACTGCGACGTTCGCCATGGCGTCGGGGTCTCTTGCTCAGGGCACACAATTCCGTAGATACCAAGTTGACGGTGTGTGGTATCCGTGGGCAAGAGCCGTTTCGGATCTTGATTTTCGTGAAAAAGTCTATGCAACAAACACCGGAGTTGGACCAGGTGATGCGAAGGTTTACTACCTTGACCCATCAAAGGGCTCAATTCATCAGCTGACAGTGCAGTACAACACGTACTTTACGGGAGCTCTTCGTGGTCTGGGTGATCAGATAACACTGCGTTTGAAATTCTCGGGAGGGGCGTGGCCCATAAGTTTCAACACTAATTTCAGGTTTCCTGCAGGCGCCGGATTTCCAACATACGCATCTGGACAAACACTTACGATGACCTTCTTCAACACCGAAGGTTCGTACATAGACGGATTTATTGCAGGAGTGCACAACCCATGACAGCGCGCTGGATAATGGCTTCTGGTGGGCAAGGTGTAATACTTAACTTTTCAGGGTTAAGCATTAATCCCGATCTTCTAGCACTTGCTAGGGCTCAGGGATGGCTAGGCTACGGGAAAATAACAATTAACGTCCTCTCCGGTGGAGATGTCGGCGCTCTAGTGATTCCTAATGATTTCCCGGAGGAATCTGTCATTATCATAAATAATGGAAGAATTGGGGGATACGGCGGTAGTCGAAACTCCCGTGGAGGTACGGGCATATACACGCGCCGCAAGATCACGATCACAAATAACGGCACCATCTTTGGTGGTGGTGGTGGTGGTGGTGATGGTGGCGATGCGCGAATATGCGCTTATTCATCCTGCAGCATAGGTCGCGGTGGCGGCGGTGGAGTCGGAGGCGGATATGTCATCATATCTGGGTCAGATTACCAATACCGACAAACTGGCGGTGTTGGTTATCAAGGATCACGGGACTCAGTGCCTGGGGTAAATTCTGCTACTGGTGGTAGAGGCGGCGATGGTGGTGCAATTGGTCTTGGAGGCCAATCTGGCTCATCTGGATCAACAAGCGGAACATCAGAACCGGGTTTTCCGACTTACTTCACTCCCAACAGTGGAGGGCCTGCGGGATATTATGTGGACGGAAATTCCTTTGTTACCTGGCTCGCTACAGGGACGCGGATCGGAAATGTGATTTAAAGGGGATAATATGTATATTGACAAAGAAACAGGCGATTATCCGTTGAATATCTCACAGATACAGGAAAGGCACCCGCTGACAATGATGGCGCACAATTTGATGCGCTATGCGCTCGTTGAGCCATCGGACACGCCCGCTTACGACGCGGACACGCAAAAGCCCGTGGAGGTTGAGCCTGCCGAGATCGACGGCGTGTGGCGGCAGCAGTGGTCTGTTGTGCCGTTGTCCGCTGAGGAGTTGCAGGCCGTGGCCGCCGCAAAGGCCAAAGCCGAGCAGGAGGCACGGGATGCAGCGCGCGTGCGCGTCACCAAGCGCCAGGCGCTGCTCGCCCTGTACGACCTCAAGAGCATCCGCGAGGACGCCATCTTGGCGGCGATCAACTCCATCGAGGACGAACATGACCGCTACCGGACGCTGGTGGACTGGCAGGGCGCGGCAACAATAGAGAGCGACAGCCCGACCGTGCTGCTGCTGGCCGGCGCTCTCAACATCACGGCCGATCTGCCAACCCTGTTCGATTACGCCGAGGCCCTGTAGGCCGAGATCACCCAACACCAACCCGCTTCGGCGGGTTTTTTCATGCCCAAAGCAGCCCGGAGGAGGGCCGATGAATCAACTTGAACCAACAGCTGCAGCTGTGGCTATCGCGTCCGTGCTCTTCGGGCCTGCGATGGCGGGCTACATCGGGCCGTATGCAGTGATCCTCATTGCATCGACCGTGGGCGCCGCGTGGGCCCTGGGCCGTCGCGACCCCAGTTCGCGGCTCGGTGCCGTGGGCTACTTCGCCCGGCTCAATGCGACCGCCCTGCTAATCACTGCCGGCCTGGCCACGCTCGCGGGGCGCTGGATGGGCATGGATGAGACGAATTG